TCACTTCAAGCGGTCTAAAACAGTAGCTGTTTCAAAACAACTACCACTACATTAGATTATATAAAATTCTTATCATCCCAGAGGATTATTTCTCCCTCTTTCTGAGCCATCAATTTTTCCACCTTTATAATGTCATCACTCTTTTTACCCTATGTCATCTATAAAGCACCCCAAAAATAGGGGTCAAAAAACGGTGTTTTTTCGCTCATTTTTTGCTCCAAAATCACTCTTGAACCACTATATGTTGTGGTCAACTTCTACTTTTCGCCCCCTGAACCACAATACGTCATCAGAATTATACTCTCAACGTGGCCCGATAGGCTCATCTTGATGTCTTGAGTAATTTTTCACATTTATCCGTACGTGGAAACTTGTCTACGTTATTTTTCACATTTTGTACGTTCGCGGGAATATATCCACAATAATATTACAGCTTTACCCGTTAACTAAATAGTCCAACTGCAATGGGGGAGGGTAACTCCTATCATCTCTATGGCTCAAAGATAGTTTCTCAACAGCGACACATCTTTGCCTATGTCCTTCGGCTTTATACTTTCCAGCACCTTTTTCTCTACTTCAGGCGTCCAGTAGACTTTTAGATTTTTCTTCGCACGAGTAATTGCAGTGTAAAAAATGTTGTGTGTTATCAGTTCCTCAATTTCGTCAGTGATGACGATTTTGACCGAGTCATATTCCAATCCTTGTGCCTTATGAATAGACACAGCATAAGCGATTTGGAACGGTACAATATCTTCTTTTGAATAACGACCTCTAGGGTTGTCCTCGTCCGCACTTTTGCTTTTGGTTACTGTAAAACGGATAACTGAGTTCCCACTTGGTGCATTAGGCAGCAACTGAAAAGATTGGCCAAAAGCATCAGTCCCCATTAATACCTTGTCCAACTCTACGTCAAACTGTATGCACTCTGTGACTGTGCCTTTATCGAGAACTTCGATACCTGCAATCCGTCCCTTCATATTATTATAAATCACGGGAGTGAAGCGATCTGAATCATTAAACAGAATTGGATCGTTAACTTTGTACTGCTGAATGCCCCAAGTCACTGTCGTACTTGCGTTGCTCTCCTGCAGAAAACGGTTGATATTGTTAATACCGTAAAGTCCATCATAATTGAGGCATAGAATTATCTCGTCATCTCCAACGGCAGAAAAAATTGAATCATCCAAATTTGTGGTATATTCTTGACGGGTTAAGACTTCAAGCACGGCGTCAGGCCCTTTGCCGTCCATTCTCCTAACTCTTTCCCATAGTTTCAGCAAACCCTCGTCAGTACTGCGCCAAGGTGTCGTCAATTCGCAAACAGAAGCATTGGGGACAAATTTCCTGGCAATATCAAACCAGTTGCCGAACTCAATTGAATCTATCTGGTATGTATCTCCGACCAAGACCAGCAGCTTATGCCCGTCCTCATCAATATTAGCAAACAGACTTTCGAGAATTCCTCTCATATTGCTGTTACTGACTGTACTACATTCATCCACAAAAATAATGTCGTAATCCTGACCGATACCGGTCGATTTCAGGAACTTAGTTATCGTTGAGAACTTGCATTCAGACGCTTTTACACGCCGCTTGAGGTTTTCAACAGCGGGGTTAGTATGTGCTAAAAACAGTTTTTTATTCTTGTCAAAGAATTGCGCAATATGGTTTATCAGCGTAGATTTGCCCGTTCCAGCTGAGCCGTAAACCAGTGCTACCTTCGACTTATCAAACATTTGGGTGAGTGTATCCTTCTTTTGTTCACAGTCAACACCGTTGTTTTGCTCATTCAACCATGCCCTTACTGCTGAAGAATAATTCTGAATGCCACATTTCGACAACTTGGAAAGTTCAGCAATAATGTATCGGACATCATCCTTGTACTCATTAATGAAAATGTGACTATTTTCAATTACTAGTTTGCTATTTTGGCGATGTTTGTAATATAAGGCGTTGTAGTATGCGGCAACAAGTGACTCAATATCATCCCCGAAGCGTTCTTTTGCTTCGCCAATCGGTGTAAAAAGTCGTCCGTTTATTTCGGTGTTATTCCTCACAAACCTTGCAAGTAGTTCGTGTTCACGTCCTGTTAGAGGTATGCATGCAAACAAATCACGTAAACGTGGTATACATTCTCGCGGATTGAAATTAAACGGTATATCATCAAAAGGAATACTGCCATACTGAACAAATAGATCGGATAATGAAGTGTTTGCTTCGGAGTTGTACTGTGCCTTAATCACCTTGTTATTCATATTGTACAGCATATATCGCAGAAGGTTACTCCCCCGCGCATTCGCCTTTATTATCTTTCGGCATTGTTCCAAATCTTGAAAGAATACGGCTGTCTTAGTTCTTTGTGTTGCCGTAACTTTAACCTTTTGGAAATCATCATCTGCGAATTCGATAAGTTCAGTCAGGTTGAAACCGGTTGAAGTTAAAAACTTCGCTATGCCTTGTTGCTCTGGATAACCGGTTGATACTTTGGTTCCTCTAATAAGAGTTGTGAAATTATAATATTCACAATCACGGATAGCCACTTCCCAGCCCGTTATGATGAGAATAGGCATTGTTTTACCGAGAATGTCAATGTTGCTGTTCGAAAAAGCAAATTTAACGGCATAATAATCAGTTACCTCCAAACTTGTAAAAGCGATTACTCTGTCAAATTTACTGGCATAATCGTTTGCCGGTGTAAATGTAACTTCGTAGTATATTTTTCCGCCCACAAAAAACGGTTTAATCTTCCTGATGTAGTATTTGTCCGAAGTCAAATTACTCTGGTAGTAATAGTCATCTACTTTTTCAGCAATTTTATTGTAATACTCTTGCAGAGTGGCGTCTGTATACAACGGGAATTTATCAAGGTTAGCAAGCACGTCAAGCGAAAACCTATCGTGGAGAATATCCCTGATTTTCATCAAATACACGTAATATTTTAGCATTAAGCGCTCTGAATTCTCCTCATCGGGCAAGTAATGCGAAACTGATATTTGTAAAAGGTCGTGGAAGCGTGTGAGGTCTTTCCATTTTGGGAGCGGCTTAACATATTCTTCAGCTTCACGAATAGTATTCCAGTCATTCTTTGTGTCGCCACCTTGAGCATATACTTTCAACATTATATGCTCGACAAAATCTCTGAGGTTCTTTAAAATATCTTGGGAGATAGCACCTCTACCGGTTAACTCAAATTGGTCAATGTGTCGGCATATAGCTTTATCGATGACTTTTATTTGCTCATCTATTCTTAAAGACATTTTAATACCCCCTAATCATTTCAAGTAATTTTGACATCACTAATGAATAAAACCAAAACTTCTTATACTCCAGCAAAAAGAACTTTCTATTATCAAGAATAAGTATTCTTTTAAACTCAGTTGGTGTGGGAACTTTAATGTCAAATTTTCTTGCAAGAACCTTAGTTAATAGCGTTCGGTTAACATCAGTCGCACCTCGATTCATCACTCCCATGACAGAAAAAGGATCAATTTAATACTATCTAGGCCCCCGCCGATCTTCTCTCTCAAAATGAAGATATGTCATCAACGGGTGTTCTGATGCAACTTTCTTCATTAAGTCAAAAAGCTCTACTCGCTTATCGTTATATTCAAGTAGTCTATTTGCTAATGCCTCATAAAAATCCACCCATTGGTATTCATTCTCCATCGTGCCATCCCTCCCCCCAAAATTGTTATATCTTCAAAAAACAATATTAAATGTTTGCCACAAATTCATCCATTGCTTTTGTAAAGTTACCCATGCGTTCTTCTTCATTAAAAAATGGCATCCCTATAATTCTATATTCATTGCCAAAAGCGTAACTATCATCAGCCTCTGCGAGATCATTGATTTGCAACAAAAAGTTTTCTTTCCATGTTTCTTTCAATAGAAGATGTGACCCCTTAGGTTCAACATACACTTGATTTGAGATAAAGCTCTGGTTCTTATGCTTACGAACAAACAACAAGAAATCAGGTTCAAAACGCTCTCCATCAGTAAAGCTGTAAATCGCTAAATCTGGTACGCGTTCATTCCGCACCACAAAAAATTCTAAATCTTTAGCCTCAAGTTTTGGGGCAATTTCTGCTTTGAAATATCTTAGATAACGTTTCTCTTCACTGGTTCCATAGTTGTCATTAAAGGCATACCAATTTTCTTTCATTAAATCCAACTGGTAACGAGGATTAACATTTACGTTCTGTGAGGCCCCTTTCCCTCCGTTTACATCAACTTCTGTCACAGTGATTGTTTTATCACGCAACACATTCTTTATACGTTTTGCTTCAAAAACAGAAGAGCCTTCAAATTCTTGCTTTATCTCTGTTACATGGCGGGCAACTTCACCCATAGCGTATACACACGCTTCGTACAAAGCACGTGACTCACTTTGCGTTGAAAAGCTTATATCGAGGATTGAATTCCCTAAATATTCATCAGACGTTAGAAACTGTCGTAGGCTTTTTAGATTTGGATATTTTGTTTTCAACACAGAAAAACGCAACTCAACATATCGCCCTGCAGCTCCACTAAGGATGTTATAAGGCACCTGTTTAAACGGTCTCATAATATTTTTCGTCTCTATGTGCTCAGTATTGGATTGAGAATCTTCACTACCAACAAGAGATTGAATCTTTGCGGATCCTCTTTCAAGGTAATAGGTATATGTTTTATTCTGGAAACTTCCCTCGATACCGTAAACATTTTTTCGCTCCTTTGGAATGCGCTTATTACTAAATACAATCCCTTGCTGATAAAGATCTGTCAACTTAAAGGCGTCTTTTAGATGATACGTGAGTGTTTGTGATTGCTCATCTTGAAGACCGGTAGCAATAAGTGCTTGACGAAGCTCAGTAATATAGCGTGAATCATCTTTGCTATGAAAAAACATAGTTTCTAGCAAACGATATTTATTCGTCAAATCATAATCATATTTTCGCTTAAACCGCTCTTGAGCTTCAATTTCTTGAAACGGACAATAACGTGCCGCACGACCAATAAGTTGAGCCTCTTTAATTGTATAGCTACCTACCTTGCCAGACTTTCCGCTACCTTGACGCGTATCATAGAGACGTACTATGTCAAAAAGATTAAGCACATCCCAACCTTCGTTAAGCATATCTACTGCAAAAACTGTACGAATAGGATTATTTGCATCTTCAAGTGAGTTAACAAGAATTTGATTTTGGCTGTTATCATCTCTGGCACCATTCATTATGATCGAAGTCTCTTCCGTGAAACTATCCTGTAACGATTGCACGAGTAGAGTAAATGATGCATCCTTCTCGGAAAAATATTCAAGAGCTTCCTGAAGTGTATTGATTTGGTACCTTGATAACTCTTTTATATCAGAAACCGTTAACTCCTTAACATGCGTGAAAAACTCTTTGTAAAATTCCTCGGACTCCTTGATTTTTTGTGACTTCATAAGCACAACCGGTTTTATGTTCTGATGTACGTCAGCAAAGAGGTAACGCCTATACTCACTCATAACACATGCAATTAGTGCACGTTTCCATAAATCAGCGTCGGTTGCAAAGTTTTGGAAGTCCTTCGTATAACCACTCTGCCTAAATTCGAGAAGTGGATAATTCATGATAATCTTGTCTAAATATTTGTCGTGTACATTCTTGTCTTTGATGTCTACAGTTGCTGTAAACTCTAAAAGCACATTATCTCGATTGCTTCTGAATGCAGAGTTAACAGTATATTCCCAGCTATTAATCTCTGCTTCAATCGCTTTACCTTGCTGCTTAGTCATACTGTTCACATGATGACTTTCATCAGATATAAAGACTATTTTATTATCCTCGAAATCCTCAAAGGTTAATGAGTTTTCCTTTGGTTCCATACGATCAAGATGCATCTGCTGAGTAGACGTGAAGCAGATATAGATATCTTCGTCCCAGGCAGATATACCACTAAAATTATCTACAGATTTAATTTTAATTTTGCGTCCGAGGTATTCCAATGTATCTGAGAAAAGATATTTGCTTGAAGTCGCATCAGTGAAATTGAGCTTAGTCTTTTCTAATATACTTGTCTGATTGACAAAGAACAGAAACCGCCTATATCCTTTCGCGTACAAATAAAGTATAAGACCAGCCATAATTACTGTTTTACCCGATCCTGTTGCCATATGGAATAATGTATGAACCTGCTTATTTTTTCTTAATTTATCATTTTCGTAATAAGTGATAAAGTTTTGGAACGCTCGAATCTGATACTCACGTAATTCAATCGTTGATGCAAGATTTGTGTCTATAAACTCAGGGACATCAACAAGCGCTCCTGCCTCATTAAGAGAATCTAATGTCTCATATAGAAATCTTTTTTCTGCCATCACGCTTGTCCCCCTTTATAGAAAGATTCTGTGAAAACTCTGTCTTTCTCGGAGATGGCATACTCTTCATCATCTATTGAAGAATAATTAACATATAGCTTATTCTTGTCAATAAGCCCAATCAATGCACGCTTCTTATCAGGAAGTGTCAACGACTGAAAATCAGCTTCTACTTCTTGCAACTCAGCAGTCGTTAGATAGGGCACTATTCTCTCATCACCATAAATCTCTTCTTTCAAATTATCTATCGTTTCTTCAGTTGCCTGCTCAATATCTCCAATGTAACGCGCTCCATCTTCTAATAGCTCGCAGAAAACAAATGAACCACCACCCTGCCAGTTGACGATGTTAGAAATGCCGCCCTGTTCGCCTTCAATTACTTTTTGCAAACGTGGTACAGTAACTGTATTTATATAATGCATTTGCTCTATACCAATGTAACGTCTATTCATTTTGTGCGCGACTGCTGCTGTTGTTCCGGACCCCAAAAAGAAATCCATAACTAGGTCATTCTCATTCGTAGCTACCTCAAGTATTGCTTTTATTAGATTCTCAGGCTTCGCATAATCAAACTCATCTCGCCCTAATAGAGCATCTATTTGACTATTGCCGCCAGCATTCTTCGAATTGTTTAGAACATCTTTCAGAAAGTCTTGAATCTGAAAGTCCGATATAACTGCGCTGAGCTTTCCTTTTGCTTCGTCATTATCTTTGAATTTCCTTGCATATGGTTTAGTAATATTTAAAAAAGGATAATCGTCAGGAAAAACTATTTCACCACGATCGTAATAAAATTGAAAAGTATCAACCGATATGTTCCAAGTTCTCTTTTCGCTTGCTGGATATTCTTTTCCTGTTTTAGGATCAACCATGGTAAAAAAAGAATTAGGACGTTCCTTTGCTGTTGTTTGCTTAGTTAGATCTGCTAATCTCCACGGTCTGCCTGGAAAATCTTCTGTTTCATAGTACTTACGTTCAACAGTTCTACCAATAACCTTTTCTTCATCTCCGACATTTGTATATACCAGAATCCAATCAAAGTCTTGAGATAAATTAAATGGAACATCTGATTTTCCACTTCGGGTTCTCCGTGGGATAGTTCCAACAAAATGATCTGCTCCAAAAATATCATCCGCCATAACTTTAAGATAGTGCATTCCATCTTCACTTATGTTTATCCATATTGTGCCAGAAGGCGCAAGTAGATCTTTTGCCAGTTTGAGCCTATTTCTCATAAACAACAACCATGTAGATAGTTTAAAATTCGAGTTATACCTAAACGTATCAGTTGCTGTTGTTTCTTTAAAATAGTATGGGGGGTCGATATAAATCATTTTTACTTCCCCTTCGTATCGTTCTAGCAAACTAGACAGAGCAATAAGGTTATTTCCTTTAATAACGAGGTTATCCTCTTCAGTAAAAACAATGTCATCGTTAACACCGTCAATCATATACCTCCTAGCTTTTGTAAGTACTTTTGGGGCCAACAAATTTGTAATCTGGTCTTTAGCTAAAATTTCATTAAAGACAATTTCATTACGTTTTTTATCTTCTTTTTCTTGCCCACCAGCTAAAACAGCATCTTTATAGGGAAAATCCAGAACGACATCATCCATAGTAGAAAAAAAATGTCCCCCTGTGGTCAGACCGATTTTATTGGTGAAAGTTGTGAAGCTATCAGGCAGAAATTCTCTTGACTGAATAAGCCATGCAAACTGACGTTTATCAAAGACAAGTGTTTCATTAATAGCAGTAAAGAATGTAGCCTTAAGCTCCTCGTCACTTAGCAGTAGATGAAGCAAATCTGTATCCATTCTCATGACATCTTGATATACTATAGCCTTCAGCAGGGACCCATCTTCAGCTACATATTTCTCTTTTGTTTTTAACACTTCAATAATATGTTCATAACTACGACTCATTTCTCTTCGTCCTCCTTTATCGTCTCAAACAGATCTTCAACTTTGCAGTCTAGCGCCTTGGCTATTTTCATCAATACGTCCATTCTAACAGGTTCATTTTTACCAAGTTTTGCTATGGAGTTTGAGCTAATATGGGCGGCATCTTTAAGATCAACTTTTTTCATATTCTTGTCGATGAGTATTTTCCAAAGTTTATTATATTGGATTTTCATTTTCAGCATCCTTTCTACCCCATTTCCAGCCAAATAGAGCTTGCCCATCTGTGTCTAGCTTTAACACCGTATTTTCTTTAATTATTAACTGAGTTGCTGCATCATACTTCTTATCTCTATCAAAGGAAATAAATATCTGTTTCTGTTTTTCTTTTGTATAAAGCTCTAGAATTCTTCCAATCGATTCATCAGATACATTAGGGAAGAGAAGTGAATCATGCGCTAATGCAGGTAGCACAGTACTTCTAAGTATACTGATATCATAGATTAGCATCCCTTTATAGTTTGTGCCCGTACCTGTATCTCTTGGAGTCTCAAAAGAATAGCTATTATATTCTTTAATTCCAAGAACCGGCGGATTATCATTCCCATATGAAACAAAATCACTGATTTCAATCATTTGTTCGTTAATAGTCGATTCAATAACTCTTAGAATCGTCTGCAACTGTGCTTTAAGCCTGTCACTTGCTCGTTTTTTCTCATTTTGTAATGTATTGCGAGTATCAAAGGCCTCGTTTTCATCCTCTAATTTATGAATTGTACGATCAATTCTGGTATAGGCATCGAGGAACTCTTTACTAAACGCCATAGAGGGTTTTATTTCTTCTACCATTGACTGCAGCTTTTTTACCGAATGATTCAATGGTATTAGTTCCTCTTTTAACCTCGCTTTTGCAGCTTCTAACTCATCTTGAAGTATTGCCTGGATTTTATTATGAAAGCGTTCAATATCTATTAATTTTTGAAGATTCACTTCTGGAAAAAACTCACGCAAACTCATTAAATCTGCTTCTGTCGGATAAACTCCCTGCCTAATATTCAGATCGATTAAATGTAATTCATTCTCTTTTTCACTTACTAGTCTGCGAGCATCCTGCATTTGAATCGTTAAAGCATTTATCTGATTGGCCTTATTAACCTCATCAGTATCAACTGTTTGGTTATGAGTTCTTTCTAATTCGATCTTTTCTTGTTTCAGCGCAGCAATGGCTTTGATGCTATCTTCATATTTTTTTAACCCATCAACTGCTGCTGGAATAAACTGAAACTTACGGGCATCTCTGAATGCCTTGATTCTGTTTTCTGCAAGCTTCAATTGTTCTTCAAACGCAACTACATTATCGTATTGTTTGAAAAGTGTTATGAGCACATGTATTGCGTCTTCTTGAGATTCATTTCCACCCCTCATTTGTAATGGTCGTAGCTCGTTATAATTATTCTTGCCGTAGATACGGAAGAATCGACTTATCGTTTTTCTGAATTTTAAACCTGTGTAATCCATGTGGTATTTTTCACTAAGCCATTTTGTATAGGATTCTCTACTCAGAATTTCCAATATATTTCCGTTTTTGTCTAACCTAACAAAATCTCCAGATGTAGCCGTATGCCTAACAAAATAGTAAGGTACTTCATCAAACTCAAAAATAAAATTTATACTGTGATTATCTAACTGTTTTACAGCATCACTTTTTACATAGGCATCTCCACCAAATACAAAATCAATTATAAGTAACATTGTGGACTTACCTATGGAATTTGCACCTGTTCCTCCACCAAGTATTATGTTAAGCCCTTTATGAAAACGAATAGGCTCACGTGTCTTCCCGTTGATCTTGAATAGTTCACAACTTATTTCTTTAAGCATCGTACGACCCTACCTTCCTCTTCATTAAATTCTATTTCCTTAAGTGCGTACAAACAATCAAGAGCACCCAATAGTTCTAAGGGACTTTTAATTGTATTCTGTAAACTTAATAAGAGTTCATGTGGAGTCTTAGGCTGATCCAATGCTCTCAATATAATTGGCAACTTTGAAAATACACTTTCGTTATATGAAAAAAGCTTATTTGGTAATAGCATCGAACACCTCGCATGATTGAATAAAATATGAAACTACAATTGAACAAAATCTAATATCCTGTTTAGTAATACTTCTAATTTTTTCAGACAAGGCACTATATATTATCTCTGGACTTTTCTTTTTTTCTGCTAATTTCCTATAGGAATCTGCGATTTGCGCTCGAAGTAATCCATCACTTAATTGACTTTGTTGTGCCAAGTCCTTCATCGTCTTTTCAATAAATAGGTAATACTTGGTCACATGTGCTGTCACTTCATCGACAAGAAATAGATATAGCTCCTCATCAATTTTCTCAGGTACCCTCAATGCATCATAGTTAAGGGATAATAGCTGTGTTGGTTTTGCTTTACTAAGATTATAGATAACCTTGGTTATGCCTTTTTCAATAGCAACCTCATCGAGGATTTGTCGCATACTACGAGCATCACTTTGGAGTTTTTTGATCGTAACAAGGTCTTTCTCTTCTGTTTTTGTATGTTTGAATACATAGTTCTGAAAACAATCATGGCACATAGCAATCAAATTTTCATATGATAATGATCTGCTTCCTTTGATACCGGCTACTTCATAATTATTAGCTGTGTGGTACTTGTCATTTACAGTTTGTAGATGTTTCCCGCATCCAGGATACGAGCAAGTGTGTCTGCAATCTTCAAGTAAACCTAGTCCATAAATACCCTTAGCTTTTCTAGAAGCCTCTTTGGCAGAAGCAATTATTCTATCATTCTCTAGTTCAGGATTAACAATAAAATCTAATGATTGCTTAAACAAATCAAACAGGACTTCTCCTACATTATCTTTATCAACATCTTCCGCGAAAGGTTGTATGTCTTCAGCTAAAGACTCGAGAACTGTATCAGTTCGGTCATTGAGTGAATCATCATGATAAATTGCTTCAATAAAATTCTCACTTGTTAATCTACCAAGCATCGATTTAGCCAATTTTTTTGTTGGACCCTTTGTATAGAACTTCCTCAAGGATGAATCCTTGTTGGCTTGTTCAGACGACGGGTCTTTTTTTGTTGACCAATCTTCTTCTGGTATATCACATAGCATCTGAATAATATTTCTCATGAAATCAGGTACATCCGCATCTTTCATAAGATGTGGATGAATGGCATGGACTAACTCCGTAAACATCATGCAGTTTGGCACCTCCCCCAAAAAGTATCCAAAGTATCTCACAGTATCCCAAAGTATCTAAATTCACTATGCCCCATTTTATACAATAAAAGAGACCAATGAGACGTTAATGTATTTTAACATATGTAATATATATTTTCAATTTAAAATTGGCAATCGCCAATTTCTCATTGATCAACCAATCATCATTTAACAGCCATGTACAGGCATCTTCCAAGTGTTAAGTGATGAAAAACTAAATATGCATGCTCCAGCCACTTGGAAGTGCTGGTGCCAGTTTGAGATGGAGATAACTCCTGACTACGGTACCAGTCTGCCTTGTGGCTTATTAGCTATGGCATATGAGCTCTCCATCTCGGTTTTAAGCCGAAGGAGGGCTATTTATATGTCAATCAACGAAAATCAAAGTCAACCAAAGAACAAAGACTTCTACGATGGTGCTTGGCACCTAACGATCGAGAATCAAGTCATTGAAGTCACAGAGGAAGTCTATCGAGCCTATAAACAGCCTTTATGGGCAGAGAAAAAACGTCAAGAACGCGAAAAACGCTGCATCATCAGTGACGGCAAAGGTGGCACAAAGCGATGTACTCGAAACTGTCGTGAATGTGATCTGGAACGCGCTGAAAAAGGTTTGCCACTAATTGATCGGACAGGCGGTGTTCTGTCATTGGACAAGTTCAGTGCTGATGGTTTTGACGTACCAGATTCAATAAACATTGATGAACTTGTGGAGGACAAGCTTCTTCTAGAGGAACTCTTCGCCGCCCTGGATGAACTAGACCCAGAAAACCGGCGCATTGCTGAGCTCTTCAGCATAGGAAAAACCGAACGAGAAATTGCTGAGTGCATTGGTTGCGCTCAAAAGACAGTCAACAATCGCAAACTCAAGCTTTTTTCTCAACTAAGAGAAGTCCTAAAAGACTGGATGTAACTCATTACTCAAAATACCCTCTGGTGTCCTATGGATATCAGAGGGCATCATAAAAACTATTTTTCAAAGTCATTACTCAAACTTCTCACTTTTGTCCTGTGAAGGTTGAGGGGAACAAAATAGCCCTCGGAACGGAGGTTAAACAATGCAGAATCAAGCAAACCAAACTGACACTCAGAGCCGGGATCCTGAAATGGATGAAGAACTGGCCGATGTTCTTACCGCCATCAGCGTAGTGTCAAAGCGCCTTGCTAAGAAGCTTACCGCGCTATCGCAGCAAGAGAAAGAAAAAGGAGGAAAACCAGATGGGCAAAATGAGTGAACTCTCTCTATTAGTTAAAGAGCTGAACCAATGTGGTGAAACGCTGATAGGCATATCTCAGTCTCTTTCCAGCATGTTCAGTAGTAGCGATGAACCAACACCTGCTAAACCAGAAAATCCTGCACCAGAAGAAAAGGCCATAACTCTTGAAGAAGTTAGAGCGGTTCTGGCTGAAAAAAGTCGAGATGGCCAACAGCAAAAATTCGAGAGCTACTTCAAAAGTACGGTGCTGATAAGCTCTCAGAAATTAATGCTTCAGATTATCCAGCACTCCTAGCAGAAGCCGAGGTACTTGGAAATGGGTAAACATGCACTTCTTTCAGCCTCTTCATCTCATAGGTGGTTAAACTGTCCTCCTTCTGTCAGGCTCAGTGAGTCTTATGAAGATAACGGAAGTAGCTACGCTGCTGAAGGCACCGATGCTCATACCCTATGTGAGTACAAATTAAAAGTTGCTCTTGGACTCCCAGGCAAGGATCCAACAGAAAATCTCACCTACTACAGTGAAGAGATGGAAGAATGTGCGAATGGCTATGCAGCTTTCATTCTTGAGCATGTAGAAGCTGCAAAAGAAAAATGCGCGGATCCGGTTGTTCTTATAGAGCAAAGGCTGGACTTCTCTAAGTACGTTGAAGGCGGCTTCGGTACCGGAGATTGCTTGATCATCGCTGATTCCAAGATCCATGTATGTGACTACAAGCATGGACAGGGAATTTTAGTTGAAGCAGAAGACAATCCGCAGATGAAGCTCTATGCACTGGGTGCCCTAGAAATCTTCGATAGAATCTATGACATCGACACGGTTTCCATGACCATCTATCAGCCTCGTAGAAACAACATATCCACCCATACGGTATCTAAAGAATCCTTGTACCAGTGGGCTAATGAAGTTCTTAAACCAACTGCAGAGCTGGCCTTTGCTGGTGAAGGGGACTTCAAGTGTGGTGATTGGTGTGGATTTTGCAAAGCAAAGCACGAATGCCGTACCAGAGCTGAGCACAACATGGAGCTGGCCAAATACGACTTCAAGATGCCCCCTCTACTCGATGATTACGAGGTTGAAGACATCCTATCTAAATTGGATGGTCTAATCTCTTGGGCATCCGATATCAAAGATTACGCACTGCAATCAGCGGTAAGCGGTAAGCAGTGGAACGGATGGAAGCTGGTCGAAGGACGCTCAAATCGAAGATACACTGATGAAACTTCGGTTGCTAAAGCCGTCAGTGCAGAAGGCTTTGATCCATTTGAACAAAAGCTTCTTGGCATTACTGCCATGACTTCACTTATCGGTAAGAAGCGATTTGAGGAAGTTCTAGGAAGCTACATTGAAAAGCCTCAAGGGAAACCAACACTGGTTCCTGAGAGTGACAAACGTCCGCCAATTAATACAGCACAACACGATTTTAATGAAATTTAAGGAGGAAAATTATATGTCCAATAATGCAAACACATCAAACAGCAATCCCATGAAGGTTATCACAGGTCCTGACACTCGCTGGTCTTACGCCAATGTCTGGGAAGCAAAATCCATCAACGGTGGCACTCCAAAGTTCTCGGTATCCCTCATCATTCCTAAATCAGATACTGCCACTGTAACAAAAGTCAAAGCTGCCATTGAAGCTGCTTACCATGAAGGTGAAGCAAAGCTTAAAGGCAACGGTAAGTCTATCCCGCCTCTTACAAGTATCAAAACGCCTCTCAGAGACGGAGATTTAGAGAGACCTGATGATCCAGCCTATGCTAATGCCTACTTCATCAATGCCAACTCTGCTACTGCTCCAGGCATTGTAGATGCTGACAGAAATGTTATCCTTACTCGCTCCGAAGTTTACAGCGGTGTTTACGGTAGAGCAAGCATCAACTTCTATGCCTTCAATAGCAACGGAAACAGAGGAATCGCCTGTGGTCTAAACAACCTCCAGAAAATAAGAGACGGCGAGCCTCTTGGTGGAAAGTCCAGGGCTGAGGACGATTTCGCCACTGACCTTGATGAGGATTTCCTGTCTTGAGAACAATAAGCATCGATATCGAAAGCTATAGTAGTGTAGACCTCGCCAAAAGCGGGGTCTACCGCTATATAGAATCATCTGACTTTGAGATCCTGCTCTTTGGATACTCCATAGATGGTGGCGATATCGAGGTGATCGACCTTGCTAGTGGTGAAAAACTTCCTGAAGAAATACAATCAGCCCTTACTGATCCATCCATTACTAAGTGGGCCTTTAATGCCCAGTTCGAAAGAATCTGTTTATCTAAGTGGCTAGGCTTGCCTAATGGTCAATACCTCAGTCCAGAATCCTGGCGATGCACCATGGTCTGGTCTGCTTATATGGGTTTACCCCTTTCTCTTGAAGGTAGTGGCGCTGTCCTTGGTCTTGAAAAGCAAAAATTATCAGAAGGAAAAGACCTGATCAGATACTTTTGCAAGCCCTGTAACCCAACCGCCACAAATGGTGGTAGATTACGTAATCTACCAATCCATGCTCCTGATAAATGGTCTGAATTTAAGTCATACAACCTTCGTGATGTCGAAGCTGAAATAGCCATCCAGGAAAAACTATCAAAATTTCCCGTGCCTGAAGAAGTGTGGAATGAATACCACCTTGACCAGGAGATCAATGATCGTGGTGTTTCTTTGGATATGCCTTTTGTAAATGAGGCAATAAAGATGGATACTCGGTCTCGTTCAGAGCTGCTCCAAAAAATGAAAAGACTAACGGATCTTGATAACCCTAACTCCGTAGCACAGATGAAGAACTGGTTATCGGACCAGGGACTTGAAACAGACTCATTAGGTAAAAAAGTGGTTTCAGAACTCATCCAAACTGCTCCACCAGATCTTAAAGAAGTATTGGAGCTAAGACAATCACTGGCCAAGTCCTCCGTCAAAAAATACTCTGCCATGGAAAACGCCGTGTGCGCCGATGGTCGTGCACGTGGAATGTTTCAATTCTATGGTGCTAATCGAACAGGACGATGGGCAGGAAGAATTATTCAGCTTCAGAATCTTCCTCAAAACCATCTACCCGATTTAGTACAGGCAAGAGCCCTTGTTCGCTGCGGCGATTTTGAGGCTTTAGAAATGCTTTATGATTCCATACCCGAGGTTCTTTCTGAACTTATCCGCACCTCGTTCGTTCCTACTGCCGGTCGCAAATTCATCGTCGCAGACTTCTCTGCTATTGAAGCCCGGGTTATTGCATGGCTTGCCGGAGAAAAATGGCGTCAGCAAGTTTTCGAATCCGGCGGTGATATCTATTGCGCTTCTGCTTCTCAGATGTTTGGTGTTCCTGTTGAAAAACATGGAGTCAATGGCGACTTAAGACAAAAAGGTAAGATTGCAGAATTAGCCCTTGGTTATGGCGGCTCTGTTGGTGCTCTTAAAGCCATGGGTGCTCTGGAGATGGGTCTTAATGAAGATGAACTACAACCCCTGGTTACAGCTTGGCGCACTACCAACCCAAATATAGTGAGACTTTGGTGGGACGTAGATAAGGCTGCCATGAAAGCGGTTAGAGAACGGACGGTCACTGAAACACATGGCATCCGGTTTTCTTATCAAAGTGGGATGCTCTTTATCACCCTCCCTTCTGGAAGAAGACTCTCCTATGTAAAACCTCACATTGGAACAAATATGTTTGGTTCAGACTGTATCACCTACGAAGGCGTTGGTGGCACAAAAAAATGGGAACGCATCGATAGCTATGGCCCAAAGTTTGTGGAGAACATCGTCCAGGCAACCAGTCGTGATCTTCTGTGTTATTCCATGCAAGCTCTCAAGGATTACAACATCGTCATTCATGTACATGATGAAATTGTCATCGAAGCTGGTATGGAAACATCCACTGAAACTATCTGCAGTCAAATGAACCATACCCCATCTTGGGCAAAAGGGCTCTTAATGAGGGCAGATGGTTATGAAACGAATTTCTATAAAAAAGATTAGCCCTTTTATTACTCACAGGGGAGGTTTCTGTCCTGTGAACAGTAGAAGGCACTTAAGCCTTCAAGAAATGGAGGTAATAAATATGTTCTATGTAAAGCAAACGATCAACGACACATTGGAAATCAAGGTAGATATCCACGATGACAATGTCTTTACCACCTGCCCAGATTGCGGTGTTGAAATCTGTGTGGACATCTCAGAATTATTTAGTGATGGAGAAAGCGATCTTTATGGAACTGCAATTTTCTGTCCTAAGTGCAGCAAGTCCAGATTGGAGGAATTCTAATGAAAGAATTAATTCCAAAAGACAAATACGGCATATTTGCAGACACTAGGGACACTGCACGAGTGGACAGTCTTTACGTGGCAGAGTTTTTTGACAAGGAGCACAAAAATGTTCTTAGAGATATTGCACGAATCACCGACCCCACTTCTGGGTTAAGTGAAGAATTTGCTCGGCTCAATTTTGAGCCGTCCTCTTACATCAGTTCTCAAAATAAAAAGCAGCCCTGTTACATGATGACAAGAGATGGTTTCACGATGCTTGTTATGGGTTACACCGGACAAAAGGCTATGCGATTTAAAGAGCTTTATATTAAACGTTTCAACGAGATGGAAGATTTCATCACAACTTTGGTTACAGCTCGTAAGGATTTCCCTCTGCTGACTGAAAATATAAAGCTGCTTCACGAAAAGCCCAAGCCTTATCACTTCAGCAATGAATGCGACATGATAAACCGCATTGTAACTGGAATGTCTGCGAAGCAAATCAGACAAAAGTATGACCTTGAAAAAGGCACCAGCATCCGTCCATACCTAACTGATGATCAAGTTAAAATGCTTGAGTCTCTACAAAAAGTTGATATTGGACTTCTTCTCTCTGTTCCAGATTATGAACAGCGTAAGCGATATCTGGAATGGTACAAGATGAAGATTTCCGATAGGTCAGCATAAAGGGGGATTCTACTAATGGGAATTGATAAATTCAACGCTGAAGGTTACTACGACCCCACCGCTTATGATGCCTTAACTAAAATTGAACAAAGAGAGAAGGCTGCTAGAGCCTTTCGCCCACTTGTGTATATCTGCTCACCCTATTCCGGGGATATTGAAAAAAACACCGACTCTGCCAGACGCTATAGTAGGTTCGCGGTTGCGATGGGGTACATCCCTATCGCTCCGCATCTACTTTTTACTCAGTTTCTTGATGACAGTGATCCTGATGAACGAGAACTAGGTTTGTTCTTTGGAAATGTACTGATGTCAAAATGCTCCGAGATTTGGGTGTTTGGGAATCACATTTCCTCCGGCATGAGAGCAGAGATCAACTGGGCAAAACGTAAGAACTACCCAATTCGCTACTTTTCATCTCAGTGTAAGGAGGTTTTGTAAATGAAGATTTCTTACGGCAACAGTCGTATGGATAAAAAGTGGAAAAACAACGAGATCTCTTGGGAGGACTTTTGCACCAGAGTTAGCTCCACCATTCGTACTACTGAAACCATAGAAGAATACAGAAAAATGTCTAAAGACCAGCAAGCTTCCGTCAAAGACGTCGGTGGTTATGTGGCTGGCCACCTACGGGATGGTCGTCGTAAAAAAGGTAACGTACTGTGCCGCTCCATGATCGTCCTTGATATGGATTATGGTAAGCCTGGTATATGGGATGACTCCATCGTCCATCTTCCATATAAGTGCTGCGCATATTCTACCCATAAGCACACGCCTGAATATCCTCGAATCAGACTTGTTATTCCACTCTCTCGTGAAGTGAGTGAGGCTGAGTATCCCGCTGTGGCAAGAATGGTGGCCAAGGAAGTCGGCATTGATCTCTTTGATGACAGTACCTATGAACCCCATCGATTGATGTACTGGCCCTCTACCTCGCAAAACGGAGAATTCCTGTACAAAGAAAAAGACGGAGATCACTTAAATCCAGATGATTACCTGGCTAAATATGATGATTGGCAAGATGCATCTACTTGGCCGGTGTCCTCTCGTCAGTCAGAAGTTGAAAAACAAAGTATCGCTGAACAAGCAGATCCTCTATCGAAGCCAGGAATTGTAGGTGCTTTCTGTAGGACCTATAGCATCACAGATGCCATATCAGCTTTTCTATCTGATGTTTATGAGCCCTCAACTATGCCAGGACGATATGACTACATCCCCGCTGACAGCGCTGCAGGTGTGGTGGTTCATGATGATAAGTTTGTCTACTCCCACCATGCTACGGATCCATTATGCGGAAAGCTCCTCAATGCATTTGACCTGGTAAGGCTCCACCATTTTAGAAACCTTGATGATAAGCATCCAGAAGAAACACCTATAACAAAGCTTCCTTCCTACAAGGCCATGACAGAATTTGCCTCAAAGGATAAACAGGTAAAGCTTCTCTTGGTTCAAGAAAGGCAAGCCCGTGCTATGGATGATTTTGATGATGAGGATACAGATTGGCAGAAAAGGTTGGAATATGAACCTCGCTCTACTGTTCTAAAAAACAATCTGCACAACATCACGCTAATTCTACAGAATGATCCTAATCTACAAGCGTTGGTATTTAATCAGCAGCTTGATGGTATGGAGATCAAAGGTAGCGTTCCTTGGAACCACCCTTCAAAATATTGGCGGGACGCTGATGATGCCCAGCTTATCAGCTATATTGACTCCAACTACGGGACCTTCTCTCAAAGGAACTATCAAATTGCTGTTGCCAAAGTTACTGACGACAGGTCCTACCACCCCATTCGAGAATACCTGAACTCTTTACCGGAATGGGACAAAGTACCAAGACTAGATACCTTGCTCATTGATTATCTCGGCGCTGATGACAATAAGTACGTCCGTGCTGTTACAAGAAAAACCCTGAGCGCTGCTATCAGTCGTGTTCAGAATCCTGGGTGTAAATTTGACTCCATGCTCGTCTTAAACGGGCCGCAAGGCGTCGGTAAAAGTACACTCATCTCAAAGCTCGCTGGCGAATGGTTCTCCGACAGCTTAAATCTTGGAGACACCAAAGACAAAACAGCTGCAGAGAAACTTCAAGGTTACTGGATTCTGGAGATTGGTGAGCTGGCAGGTCTTAGAAAAGCTGAAGTGGAAACTCTGCGTTCCTTCCTCTCAAGGCAGAATGATATCTACCGTGCGGCTTTTGGAAAACGCGCAACCCCTCACCAGCGCCAGTGCATCTTCTTCGGTACCACGAATGCAGAGTCCGGCTACCTTAGAGATACAACGGGAAATCGTCGTTTCTGGCCTGTGAAGACTCCCGGTGGTGGCAGTAAACACTCCTGGCAGATTACCGCTGAAGAGATCCAGCAGATTTGGGCTGAGGCTCTGGTATACGTCAAGGCTGGCGAAAAACTCTATCTGGACTCCTCCATGGAGCAGCTGGCCAAGGTTGAACAACGTGATGCCATGGAGTCTGATGAACGTGAAGGTTTGGTCAGAGAATACCTGGATACACTGCTCCCGGATGATTGGGAACAGATGGATCTCTTCGAAAGAAGAAACTTCTTAAGTGGTGTTGAGCTTGGCGGCATTGGTCGCACTGGCACCAATAAGAGGCAAAGCGTCTGCAATATGGAAATCTGGTGTGAGTGTTTTGGTAAGGATCGGTCAAATCTTAAGCGCACCGACTCCAATGAACTCTCTGCCATTCTCATAAAACTGGACTGGGAACGTCTACCGAAAAAAGATAGAACTACCCTCTATGGACCACAGTACATGTTTGTTCCTAAGTCTGTTCCCAGGTCTGTTCCTGGAAACAGCTAATTCTAGGAACTGTTCCTGGAACAGGTTTTGTTCCTGGAATATCAGGATAGGAACACTTTCAGGAACAACCCAAAGGGGCCGCCGCTAGGCCCCCACATAAGTTTTGTTCCTGTGTTCCTAATATCTTTATCTAATTAGAAATATAAAAAATAATACCAGTAAGACTCGAAATACGCACATTTGCGCGCGTAAGGGATTTCTGGGTTATAGGAACAGCTTAACTAAGGAGGTCAATGAAATGAAAAATAGCGAAGTCAACTCTGCATATATTGCTAGGTGTCAAAGGCAACTAAAAAAATGGAATGCCCCACTGGATGGTTGGTATTGTGATGATGTGATTGATATTGAAGAAGAAAACTCCAGCGATGACCTTTATACCTGTGAACTCTGTGGTTGCAGTAGAGTCAGGTTTGTCCATGTGATGCATCATGATGATTACTTTGAAAACATAAAGGTTGGCTGCATATGTGCCGGTATCATCGAAGGCGATGTCCTTGCTTCTAAAGAACGTGAGAGTCTCATGAAAAATAGGGCAAAAAGAAAAAGTAACTTCCCAAACCGTAAATGGAAAGAAAACCGCTATGGTGGGTTTAGTCTTAAATACCAAGACAACTGGGTCAATATTCAGCAAAGCAGATTCAACCAGAACCACTATGGCGTCAGCTGTAATGGGAAATCCATATGGAAATATAAAGGAAGGCCGATCACAAGCTTTCTAGCTGCTACCTACGCTGCCTTTGACCTTGTGGATCCAGTAGAAAGGATCTATGAGCTATGAATGAAAAAGCCATTGAGCAAAAGTTAGTACTGGCCGTAAAAAGCATGGGTGGCATTGCACCAAAGTTTGTCAGTCCAGGTTTTGATGGCATGCCGGATAGGTTAATCCTTCTTCCCGGAGGTAGCGTTGCTTTTGTTGAAGTCAAAGCACCTGGGAATAAGCCTCGACCTTTACAACTGGCAAGACATAAGCTCCTTCGTGATCTTGGATTCAAGGTTTATGTACTTGATAGCGTAGCAGGAATAGAGACAATATTATCCGACATGGGAGGTGATGCCAAATGAAGTTCATACCACATGATTATCAGCAATACGCATGTGCCTACATCGAAAACAACCCCATTGCTGCAATATTTCTTGATATGGGCTTGGGTTAGGAAAAACTGTACTGACCCTCACCTCCATAAGCAATTTACTCTTTGACAGCTTTAAGGTTCATAAAGTTTTGGTGGTTGCCCCTCTTCGTGTGGCAAGAGATACATGGCCCCAAGAACTAGAGAAATGGTCACACCTAGATCATCTCATCTGGTCTGTGGCTGTTGGTAGTGAAGCAGAAAGAAAAGCTGCACTTTTGAAAAAAGCTGATATCTACATCATCAACAGAGAAAATGTCCAGTGGCTTGTGGAGGACAGCGGTATCCCTTTTAACTATGACATGGTGATTATCGACGAGCTTTCATCCTTTAAGAATCACAAGGCTAAGAGATTTAAAGCCCTGATGAAAGTTCGTCCACACATTAAAAGAATGGTGGGTTTAACTGGTACCCCTACTGGAAACGGACTCATGGATTTATGGGCTGAGTTTAGGCTTCTGGATATGGGTAAACGACTTGGAAGATTCATAGGCAAGTATCGAGACGACTACTTTATTCCAGATAAGCGAAATGGCCAGATCATCTTTAGTTACAAGCCTCTACCCTTTGCAGAAGATGCCATCTACCGACAGATTTCCGACATTACCATATCCATGAAATCCACTGACCATTTGAAGATGCCAGAACTCATTAGTTCCGAGTATCCAGTAAAGCTCTCAGAGCCTGAGAAAAAACGCTATGAGGAATTAAAACGTGATCTGGTCCTTCAGCTTCCCGGTGGAGATATCACCGCAGCTAATGCTGCTTCTCTTTCAGGCAAACTGTCTCAAATGGCAAACGGAGCTGTCTACTCCGATACCCAAGAGATTATACGGATCCATGACAGAAAGCTTGATGCATTAGAAGATCTCATTGAAGCTGCTAATGGAAAACCCGTCCTGGTTGCCTATTGGTTTAGGCATGACCTTGAGCACATCACAGAAAGGCTGGAGCACAATAAAATAAAGTTCTCTCGCCTTGATTCTTCTGAAAGCATAAGGAGCTGGAACAACGGTGAATTACCAGTAGCTTTAATACACCCCGCTTCTGCAGGACATGGCCTGAACCTTCAACAAGGCGGCTCCACCCTTATATGGTTTGGCCTAACTTGGAGCTTGGAACTCTACCAGCAGACCAATGCCCGCCTATGGAGACAGGGACAAACAGAAAATACCGTTGTTGTTCAACACATCATTACCAAAGACACCATCGATGGCCGTATCCTTAAAGCACTAAGAGAAAAGAACAGCACCCAAGCTGCACTCATCAATGCCGTAAAGGCAGATCTGAAAATCTAAGACAACCTATGACAATCCTCGCCAATCCGAGTGAAATCTAAAATATTCGGAGGGCTGATATGAATAAACAAAACGCAAGAGAATACTTCTCAAAAGCTTATCGCATTGACCATCGGATCCGTAGTAAGTTTGAACAATTGGAATCTTTAAATGCACTGGCAACAAGAGCCACGACCACTTTGAGTGCAATGCCAAGAAATCCGAACCGCTCAACATCAACGATGGCTGATGTGATTGCCAGAATCATCGACCTGCAGGAAGAAATCAATCAGGACATCATTCGTCTTGTAGATTCGAAACGTGAAATCATGACCATCATCAAGTCCATAGAAAACTCTGAGTACCAGACGCTTCTTGAGAAACGCTACCTTTGTTTTCTAACCTGGGAAAAGATCGCAGTGGATATGTGTTACACCATCCACCATCTCTACAAAATGCATAACGCCGCCTTGGAAGTTTGCAGCAAGATTTTAAATCAGGATACCTAAAACCATAGAATGATACCCACTGCATGTGATTATATGTAAAATGGAGGTTACTAAAAATGAGCTACCGTGAAGCTAAAGAAGACAACATCAGAATCTCTAAAGCTGGAAGGATGACCTACTACTTCCCCCACTGCCGCTTCTGTGGTGATGAAGTAAGATCCTTGAACTATCTCCGGGACAGACACTATGTCTGTAAGGAATGTAAGCCCCACAAAGAAATCCTATTAAGAACTGGCCTCTTTGATTAGATAGATACCAATTAACATAGAATGATACCTACGATGTGTGCTTATATATAAAGTGAGCCACAATGTAAATAAGCCTTCATGGGACCACCCCACGAGGGCTTTTCTTATGCCCAAAAGGAGGTGAACCCATGCCATACAAACCTAAGCGTCCTTGTGCTTACCCAGGCTGCGGTCGGCTTGCAGACAGCGAGCAATACTGCGCCGAGCATAAGAAGGTGGTGACAAAACGCTACAACCAGTACCAACGAGATCCTGCTTCCAACAAACGCTACGGCAGGTCCTGGAAACGCATCAGGGACCGCTACATCAAGACCCATCCTCTTTGCGAGGAGTGCGATAAGAACGGACGAATTGTAGCTGCTGAAGAAGTCCACCACATCCTGCCTCTCTCCAAAGGCGGCGGCAATGAAACGAGTAACCTGATGGCCCTTTGTAAGTCATGTCACTCAAAGATTACTGCTGAGAGTGGTGACCGCTGGGGGAGGTAAAATCCCTACAACTTTTCAATTCGGACAGCGGGCTGGGGTGTCGTGTTAAAAAACGCAGATTCAAACGGGGGTATAGCCCCCACTTTGTAAAGGAGGTGTGATCATTGGCAAAAGACGGTACGAACAGAGGTGGCGCTCGTGTTGGTGCAGGGGCAAAAAAGAAACCTCTGGCTGATAAAATAGCCGAAGGTAATCTTGGTGGAAGGAAGCTGACGGTGATGGAATTTTCCGATACTGCAGATCTTGAGGGACAAGAAATGCCTGAACCAAATAAGATGCTCGAAGCCATTCAAAAAGATGGCAAGGCTCTGGTGGCAGGTGAAATCTACAAAGCCACATGGCAGTGGCTGGATAAGCGTGGCTGCGCTGCTCTGGTTTCTCCACAGCTCCTCGAAAGGTATGCCATGAGTGTTGCCCGTTGGATTCAGTGTGAAGAAGCCATTACTGAATATGGTTTTCTTGCTAAACACCCTACCACTGGTAATGCCATTCAAAGTCCTTATGTATCCATGGGTCAGAACTACATGAACCAAACCAATCGTCTGTGGTTTGAGATATTCCAGATCGTAAAAGAAAACTGCACTGGCGATTACAAAGGAGCAAATCCTCAGGATGATGTGATGGAAAGACTTCTTTCTGCTCGAAGGGGCAAATAAAACAGATGGGAGATAATGATATGAGTAAAAACTACAGAACCGCAGAAAGTGTCTGCAAGGGACATCCTGATAAGCTTTCTGATTTAATCGCTGATAGCATTTTGGATGCTTGCCTTCGAAAAGACAAAGCTTCACGTGTGGCCTGTGAGGTCATGGCTACTAAAGGGAAAATCATCGTAGCGGGCGAGATCACCTGCAGCGAAAAAATTAACATCCGACTTATCGTGAAAAATGTACTTCGTGAGGTGGGATATAGTCCATGGAGATTTACAGTATTTGTGTTTGTACATCATCAAAGTGTAGATATTGCCTCTGGTGTAGATACGGCGCTTGAAGCAAGAAATGGAATTATTGATCCTTACGGTTCCATCGGTGCTGGTGATCAAGGCACTGTATATGGATATGCTACCAACGAAACCCGTGAACTGTTGCCTCTACCTTTACTGTTATCTCATAGAATCGTAAAGCGTATTGATGAATGTCGCAAGGGAAAAATCATCAAGGGTATCCTCCCCGATGGCAAAGCACAGGTTACTGTTGAGTATGATGGGGATAAACCTATGCGAGTTAGGACTGTAGTAGTTTCTGTGCAGCACCACGAAGATAAATCCCAAAAGCAGCTAGAATCAGATATCTTAAACAACGTCCTCTGGCAGTGCTTTGAGGACTTTCCCTTAGATGATGAAACGGAAATTCTCATCAATCCTTCAGGCAGATTTGTTGAGGGTGGTCCTGCTGCTGACACTGGACTTACTGGAAGAAAGATCATGGTCGACACCTATGGTGGTCTGGCTTCTCATGGCGGCGGCGCACTCTGCGGAAAGGACCCAACTAAGGTTGATAGAAGCGGTGCATATATGGCCAGGTACATTGCTAAAAATATTGTTTGGAGCGGGCTTGCTGATAAATGCGAGGTCGCTATTTCTTATGCTATCGGAAAAGCAAATCCAGTTTCAGTAAATGTGACATCTTTTGGCACAGGTAAAATCTGTGACGAGGATTTAAGTGAATTAGTAAAAGAGATCTTTAATTTACGTCCAGCTGCCATCATTGAAAAGCTGCGCCTTCGAAATGCAATCTACTCTGATACAGCAACTTACGGACATTTCAACTCATCCCTCTTCCCTTGGGAGAACGTGGATTTTAATCTAAACTTAAGAAAGGTGGCGGAAAGATATGAAGATTGAAAAACTGAAAACTAAGCTCTTACTTCCCGCTGACTATAATCCGCGTAAGGACTTAAAACCCGGGGATGCGGAATACGATAAACTCAAGCGCTCCATTGAGCAGTTTGGTTATGTTGAACCAGTCATCTGGAACAAGACAACCGGCAGAGTTGTAGGTGGCCACCAGAGATTGAAAGTGCTCCTGGATTTGGGAATGACCGAAGTTGAGTGTGTGGTCATCGAGATGGATGAAGATAAAGAAAAGGCCCTCAACATTGCACTAAATAAAATCAGTGGTGATTGGGATAAGGATAAGCTAGCCCTACTTATCGCTGATCTGCAAGGTGCTGACTTTGATGTCTCCCTTACTGGTTTTGAACCTTCTGAGCTGGATGACTTGTTTAAAGATTCCTTGAAAGAAGGCATTCACGATGATGATTTTGATGTGGATGCAGAGCTGGAAAAACCCGCTATGACAAAACTTGGTGACGTCTGGAAGCTAGGGCCTCATAGGCTGGTCTGTGGTGATTCAACTAAGTCAGAAACCTTCACGCTACTCATGGATGGAAAGCTGGCAAACCTTGTGGTGACAGATCCCCCTTACAATGTGAACTATGAAGGCTCTGCCGGTAAAATCAAAAACGACAACATGGGTGATTCTGCTTTCTATGAATTCCTACTGGCGGCCTTTACCAATACGGAAGCTGTGATGACACAGGACTCCTCTATCTATGTTTTTCACGCAGATACGGAAGGGTTGAATTTTAGAAAGGCATTTGCTGAAGCAGGATTCTATCTCTCTGGCACCTGTATCTGGAAAAAGCAATCGTTGGTCCTTGGTAGGTCTCCATACCAATGGCAACATGAACCGGTGCTCTTTGGGTGGAAGAAGAAAGGCAAACATAACTGGTACGCCGATAGAAAGCAAACAACTATATGGGAATTTGAAAAACCTAAGAAGAATGGATCCCATCCAACTATGAAGCCTGTAGCTCTTGTGGCCCATCCTATTCTCAATTCAAGTCTTAGCAATTGCATCGTCCTGGATCCATTTGGCGGTTCTGGCAGCACCCTTATTGCCTGTGATCAGACCCAACGAATTTGTCACACCATCGAGCTTGATGAGAAGTTTTGTGATGTTATAGTTGAACGCTACATTTCCGGAGCACAGACTTCAGATGATGTCTATCTCCTGCGTGATGGCAAAGAATACCGCTACAGTGACCTCCCTGAAAATAAATAACACAACTATCGAAAGATAGACTTGCTATTAACATCACTTAGAGTGATATATGTAGTAAGCAAAAAAACAAGGAGGTCAATACCATGAAAATCAATTACAACGTAACTGGTAACGAACGTAAAAAGCTGGTGAAGCTCATCAGCGAAATGACAGAGGTTCCTTCAAAATACCTGGGAGTACCATCTTGTGCTTACCAGGTCGGACCCTACCACATCGGAAAAGACGGTGAGCTAACCTTTGACAGCGAAGTGGATCAGGAGGATACCAATGCGCTGATGAAAAAGCTACAAGACGCTGGGTTTGAAGCTGAGGTGGATGAACCAGCTCCTGCTGAAGCGGAGACCGAGGAAACGGGACTCATCATCCAGATACCAAAAGACTCCCTCTCCGATGAAGACCTGGAAAAGCTAGCCAAACTGTTAGAAGCAAAAGGCAACCTTATTAAGAAGGCTCTGAATGTAGATTCCCTTCCCATTGAATCCGACGAAGAACGCATTAGCTTTCCTTGGTTTTCAAAACTGCCAAATCCAGATGAGATAAAAGCCTACTCCCAGTTCATTACAAAGCTTTGTGAGATGGCGAAAACCCAAAAGAGAATCACCGTAAAAGAGAAAGAAGTCGACAATGAGAAATACGCATTTCGCTGCTTCCTTCTCCGCCTCGGATTTATTGGAGAAGAATTCAAAACCCACAGAAAGATTCTCCTTCAAAACCTATCCGGCAGCAGTGCCTTCAAAGGAGGTGCTCCAAATGAAACCGATCAGTAAAGAAAGACTAGCCCACCTACGTAAGCAGTACCCCGCTGGCGCCAGGGTCCAGCTCCTTTGGATGGATGATGTGCAAGCACCGCCAACGGGCACAAAAGGCACCGTGTGGGGCGTGGATGACACAGGCTCCATCATGATTCAGTGGGACAACGGCAGCAGCTTGAATGTGGTTTACGGCATTGATTCCTGCAAGGTCATCGAGGAAAATTCCAGGAAGGAGTCACAGCAATGAAGGCATTATTTGGTCGAAAGTTCTACAACCTTAAGGAACTAAAAGAAGCAACTGAAGAGGCAAAAGAAGATGGAGTCATTGGTTCTGATTACACTGTGATTCGAGAAGTGGAACTTAGTGATTCAGAGTTTAAGAAGTTCACCAGTGATTTTCTAGAGGACCAGCCCTGGATCAAGAAGTCAGATGGTGGGACCAACGAAAAAGGTGAGCTTCGATGCATCAGGGTCATTAACAAAGACACCGGTGAAAAGATACTCACCAATCCTGAAGGCTACGACTATCCACGCTACTGTGGCATTGAAGATTAGCCTCTAAACCAGAAACCTGCTCTATTACTACAGAAATGACTTGCTATTATTCTCGTTTAGAGTGATATATGTAATACCAAAACAAAACCACACTAAATGGAGGATGAGAACATGAAAGAAATCAAAGCATTTGAAGAAGCCAAAGCAACCGGCGCAAACTTTAAGGAGTCTGGAATCAACAGCACCATGTACTGGGCTTACGAAAGAAGCAAGGAAGCAGGAAACGACACCATCGACTTTTCCGAGGTCATTTGGGATTACGACATTGAACCCATTGTTAAAGCCTGCAGAGCCTACGGAATTGACCACATCACCATTTCAAGCACCTTCTCAGGGCTGATCGCAACCCTTGCCGAATTTGAAAAGCACGGTTGCAGGATGGACGGACTTACCAAGGTTAAGACAAGCTACACCGACTGGCAGACCGGCGAAAAGCAAATGCTACCGGCAATCTTGGTTAGGATTTAAGGAGGGCTTAGACCATGTGGAGAAAAGGCAAAATCGAAGTCGAAAACAGAACCATTCATTACTGGATCAAAAGCTTTGACTTAGGCTCCCCTTACGGCATTGATGAGGGTAGAATATCAAAACTGATGCTAAAGCGAGATGGCCAGATCATTGCAAACTTTGATAGAGGCTGGGACATTGAACCCATCGACGCCAATGCGCAAGCTGCACTTGAAATATTCATGAAGAAATACAATTAACAACAAGATAAAAACACATAGCGGAACAGGGCTGCATAGCTCTTTTCCTCGTTACAGAAGACCTTAGGGTCTATTTTTTATGTCTTTTTAAAGGAGGTGTCCGCATATCCGAAAACTAAAGAAGTATAAACCAACCTCTTACATGGCGAAAGATTCCTATTACAGCAAGGAGATGGCGGACTATGCAGTAGGTTTTATTGAGTGCCTCTCCCACACTAAAGGAACCTGGGCAGGAAAGCCCTTTGAACTTATAGATTGGCAAGAGCAAATCATCCGGGATTTATTTGGAACCATAAAACCAAATGGCTATCGTCAATTTAATACAGCGTATGTAGAGATACCAAAGAAGATGGGGAAAAGTGAGCTGGCGGCGGCTGTTGCCCTGCTCTTAACCTGTGGTGATAATGAAGAACGTGCTGAGGTTTATGGCTGCGCTGCAGATCGTAACCAAGCCTCCATCGTTTTTAATGTGGCAGCTGACATGGTGCGAATGTGCCCAGCTTTATCAAAGCGGGTAAAGATTCTGGACTCACAGAAAAGACTTATCTATCAACCTACTGGAAGCATCTATCAAGTGCTCTCAGCGGATGTTGGAAACAAGCACGGCTTCAACACCCATGGAGTTGTCTTCGATGAGCTCCACACTCAACCAAACCGAAAGCTATATGATGTTATGACCAAAGGTAGTGGTGATGCCAGGATGCAGCCTTTGTATTTTCTTATCACCACTGCTGGAGATAATCAAAACAGCATCTGCTGGGAGGTTCATCAAAAAGCACTGGATATCATGGCTGGAAGGAAAAACGACCCTACCTTCTACCCAGTGATTTATGGTGCAGATCTTGAAGATGACTGGTCCGATCCAAAGGTCTGGAAGAAAGCAAACCCATCCCTTGGCATCACTGTCAGCATGGATAAAGTAAAAATGGCTTATGAGTCTGCAAGACAAAACCCTGCGGAAGAAAATAGCTTCAGACAGCTTCGACTCAATCAATGGGTTAAGCAGGCTATTCGCTGGATGCCTATGGATAAATGGGATGCCTGCGCTTTCCCTGTTAATCCAGAATCCCTCAAAGGTCGTATCTGCTATGGTGGACTTGACCTTTCTTCATCCACAGATATTACTGCCTTTGTACTTGTGTTTCCTCCACAGGATGAAGACGACAAATATATAGTTCTTCCATACTTCTGGATACCAGAAGACAGCATTGATCTTAGGGTTAGACGGGATCACGTAAATTATGATGTGTGGGAAAAACAAGGCTTCCTTCTAACTACCGAAGGTAATGTTGTTCACTACGGATTCATTGAGACTTTCATTGAGGAACTTGGGATGAAGTATAACATCCGCGAGATCGCCTTTGACCGCTGGGGCGCAGTTCAGATGACACAGAACCTAGAAAATTTAGGATTCACAGTCGTTCCTTTTGGACAGGGATTCAAAGACATGTCTCCGCCTACAAAAGAATTAATGAAGCTGACATTAGAAGAAAAAATCGCTCACGGTGGTCATCCTGTTCTCCGCTGGATGATGGATAACATTTTTATTAGAACTGATCCTGCTGGGAATATCAAAGCAGACAAAGAAAAATCCACCGAGAAGATTGACGGTGCTGTAGCCACAATCATGGCTCTTGACCGAGCGATCCGCTGTGGTGGAGAAACTGGTAATTCCGTTTATGATGATCGAGGATTACTCGTATTTTAGGAAAGGAGGTTGATGTCCATGGGAATATTGCAAGGAATATTCAAGGCCCGAGATAAGCCTAAAGACGCTCTTGGTGGCAGCCGCTACAGCTTCTTTTTTGGAAGCACCAGCGCTGGAAAACCAGTCAATGAACAAACCGCCATGCAAATGACCGCAGTGTACAGCTGCGTGAGAATCTTATCCGAGACGTTGGCGGGTCTACCCCTTCATGTCTACAAATACAATGATTCTGGCGGAAAGGAGAAAAACCTAAAACACCCGTTATACAAGCTGCTTCACGATGAACCAAATCCTGAGATGACTTCTTTTGCCTTTAGAGAGACGCTGATGAGTCATCTTTTATTATGGGGAAATGCCTATGCTCAGATTATTCGAAATGCACGAGGTGAAGTTATTTCCCTTTATCCATTAATGCCAAATAAGATGACTGTCGATCGCGATTCAAGTGGTCGGCTTTTCTATTTGTATCAGCGTGGAAATGAGGATGTCCCTACTCTTGGTAGAGAACATCAGGTGTATCTATCACCATCAGACGTCCTTCATATCCCAGGACTTGGCTTTGACGGACTGGTGGGATATTCACCCATTGCCATGGCTAAAAATGCTGTGGGCCTTGCCATAGCTACTGAAGAGTACGGCGCTAAATTCTTTGCTAATGGGGCTTCACCGGGTGGCGTCTTAGAACATCCCGGTACTATCAAAGACCCTCAGAAGATTAAAGAATCCTGGAACGCTGCCTATCAAGGAAGCGGTAATGCCCATCGGGTGGCTGTCCTTGAAGAAGGTATGAAGTATCAACCTATTGGTATATCTCCTGAGCAGGCACAGTTCCTTGAAACCAGAAAGTTTCAGATCAATGAGATCGCTCGTATTTTTAGAGTCCCACCACATATGCTTGCTGATTTAGAGAAGTCATCCTTTAGCAACATCGAACAGCAATCACTGGAGTTTGTAAAATACACCCTCGACCCTTGGGTGGTCCGCTGGGAACAGTCCATGTGCAGAGCACTTCTCATGGAAAGTGAGAAACCTAATGTATTTATCAAGTTTAATGTGGATGGTCTTCTTCGTGGTGACTATGTAAGCCGTATGAGCGGTTATGCCACAGCTCGTCAAAATGGCTGGATGAGCGCCAATGATATCAGGGAGCTAGAAAATCTGGATAGGATTCCAGAATCACTAGGTGGCGATCTCTACCTCATCAACGGGGCCATGACAAAATTACAGGACGCAGGCGCGTTCGCAAATATCAAAGAAACGGAGGAACCTAAATGAAGAAGTTTTGGAACTGGGCCCGGGATGAAAACACTGGTGTCCGAACACTCTACCTAGACGGCGTTATTGCCGAAGATTCATGGTTCGATGATGATGTCACCCCTAAGGCATTTAAAGCAGAGCTTACAGCCGGCGAGGGTGACATTGTTATTAGGCTTAATTCTCCAGGAGGTGATTGCATTGCTGCTAGTCAGATTTATACCATGCTGATGGATTACAAAGGCACTGTTACCGTAAAGATTGATGGCATTGCCGCTTCTGCCGCCTCTGTCATCGCTATGGCGGGGACAACGGTGCTCATGGCACCAACAGCCCTTATGATGGTCCATAACCCCCTTACCGTGGCCATTGGAGACAGTGAAGAAATGAAAAAAGCCATCGCCATGCTTTCTGAAGTTAAGGAGAGCATCATCAATGCCTATGAAATTAAGACAGGTCAGTCAAGGACAAAGCTCTCTCATCTTATGGATGCGGAGACCTGGCTCAATGCGAAAAAAGCCATCGAACTTGGATTTGCAGATGGCATCTTGGAGGATGAAAAGAAAAGAAGTCAGACTGAGGATTTCACCTATGCCTTTAGCCGCAGAGCTGTTACCAACTCCCTGCTGGATAAGGTAAAACCCAAACTAGAAAAAGAGAATGCTGGCACCCCAATTGAGTCGCTAGAAAAGCGGCTTTCTTTAATTCAACACTAAATTTTAGGAGGAAAACACTATGAATAAAATTCTTGAACTACGTGAAAAAAGAGCAAAATCCTGGGAAGCTGCTAAAGCATTCCTGGATACCAAAAGAGGTACAGATGGAATTGTATCCGCTGAAGACACTGCAACCTATGAAAAGATGGAAGCTGATGTTGTTGCCCTTGGTAAGGAAATTGACCGTCTTGAAAAGCAGGAAGCTCTGGATCGTGAGCTTTCAAAGCCACTTAACACACCACTTACCGGAAAACCTATCTTCCAGGGTATGGAATCCAAAGGCGGCAGAGCCTCCGCAGAATACCAGAAAGCATTCTGGAATGCTATGAGAACCCGTTCTGGTGAAGGGCTTGATCCAGTGATTAAGAACGCACTGCAGATTGGCACTGACACGGAAGGTGGCTACCTTGTACCAGATGAGTTCGAGCGTACCCTCATTGAAGCCCTGGATGAAGAGAATATCTTCAGAAAGCTGGCCAACGTCATCTCCACTTCTTCTGGTGATCGTAAGATTCCTGTGGTAGCTTCCAAAGGTACTGCTTCTTGGATTGATGAAGAAGGTGCCATTCCTGAAAGCGATGATAGCTTTGGACAAGTTTCCATAGGCGCTTATAAGCTAGGTACCATGATCAAGTTATCTGAAGAGCTTCTAAATGACAGCGTCTTTAATCTTGAAAACTATATCGCCAGGGAGTTCGGAAGACGTATTGGTAACAAGGAAGAAGATGCTTTCTTCACAGGAGATGGTTCTGGTAAGCCTACAGGTATTCTTGCTGCCACTGGCGGAGCACAAATCGGTGTAACTGCTGCAAGTGCTACTGCGATTACCATTGATGAGATTTTGGACCTCTTCTACTCTCTTAAATCGCCTTACAGAAATAAGTCCGTGTTCGTTATGAACGATGCCACCATTAAGGCCATTAGAAAACTGAAGGATGGTCAGGGTCAGTATATCTGGCAGCCTTCACTTCAGGCTGGAACACCAGATACCATTCTGAATAGACCTGTTTACACTTCATCCTACGTTCCTACCATTGCTGCATCTGCAAAGTCCATCATCTTCGGTGACTTTGGCTACTACTGGGTAGCGGATCGTCAAGGCAGAGTCTTTAAGAGACTTAATGAGCTCTATGCAGCCACTGGCCAGGTAGGCTTTGTTGCCACTCAGCGTGTGGATGGAAAGCTGATCCTGCCTGAAGCCATCAAAGTGCTTCAGCAGAAAGCGTAATGGAGGTGTCCTATGAGTTATAACACAAAGAACTATACCGAACAGGGCGGCGAAAAAACCGTCATTGGTGGAACTCTTGAAATCAAGGATGGGGCGGTCGTTACTGGCCTCCCTGTTCTTGATAATCAAGCTGCAAGTACTGCTGCCACCGTAGAAGATTTGGTGACGGATTTTAATGCCCTCCTCACCAAACTTAAGGCTGCAGGGCTTATGATTTCAGACTAATGAAAGGATGGTGGCGGTATGACACTCCTGGAAAAAGTAAAAGCAAATCTTATTCTTGATCACTCGGCTGATGATGAACTTCTTGAGATGTACATCACCGCCGCTACCCGGTATGCAGAAAGTTATCAGCATCTTCCTGAAAACCACTACGTGGAAGCAGTTATGCCAGCCACCACACAGCAAGCCATCATCATGCTGTCGTCCCACTTTTATGAATCCAGGGACGGCAGCACCGGTGGTTTCTTTTCAGATAATGTTCAGGCTGGGCAGCAAGTATGGAACACAGTCAACCTCCTGCTGCGGCTTGATCGGGATTGGAAGGTGTAGATATGAGCTTTGGGAAAATGAATACCTTTATCGATATTGTAGAAAGCGTCACCATTAAAGATCCCGAAGGGTTTAAAACAGAAGTTGATAACATTGTAGCTTCTGTAAGGGCTTACCGTGAAGGTCGCCATGGCAATGAGAAATGGGCAAATAGAGCATCCTTTTCTGAAGCCACAGATCTTTTTCGCTTTCGCTGCATCCCTAGTATAACCATATCAACGTCTATGGTGATCATCCACAGTGATAAGAGATTTGAAATCACATCTGTTGAGGATGTGAAAGGACGCGGAATGTATCTTGAAGTTCTAGCTAAGGAGGTGGTTCCAAGTGGCTAAAGGAACTATGAAAATGCCTGATGAGTTTCTAATGAAGCTTACAAAACTTGGTGATAAGACCGATGAGATTGTCTCTAAAGTCTTAGAAGCTGGCGGCGAGGTTGTTCTTGATAAAGTAAAAGCCAACCTCAAAGGTGTTATCGGAAATGAAACCAAAGAAAAAAGCCGTTCTACCGGTGAGCTGGTTTCCTCCCTTGGCCTCTCTCCCACTAAGCTAGATCGAAATGGAAACTTCAATGTCAAGGTTGGCTTTAATGAACCTCGTGGTGATGGAGATACCAATGCTAAGATTGCAAATATCCTTGAGTACGGTAAATCAGGTCAGCCGCCTAAACCCTTCTTGAAGCCCGCAAAGTCAGCATCGCGGAAGGCCTGCATTGAAACTATGAAATCAGAACTGGATAAGGAGATTGAAAAGCTATGAGCTTACTTGCGGATTTAAACCACATACTCGGACCCCTGAACATTCCTGTGGAAACCGGAGTGTTTTCTGATACGCCGCCTGATGAATATCTGGTTATCACTCCCATGTCTGATAGGCTTGATCTCTTTGCAGACAATGAGGCCTATATGATTCTTTCAGAAGCTCGGCTTTCTCTTTTCACGAAGAAGAACTATATGAAGCGCAAGAAAGAACTGACTAAGGCCCTACAATCTGGAGGGATAACCATCACGGATAGACAGTATGTAGGTTACGAACACGACACTAAATTTCATCATTACGCCATTGACGTAATGAAAGAATATGAAACGGAGGAAGAATAAATGGCAACGATCGGATTGGACTCTCTATTTTATGCAAAAATCACCGAAGATCAAAACGGCATCGAAACCTATGGCACCCCTAAAGTGCTGGCTAAAGCCATGACAGCAGAGCTGAGCATTGAGCTCATTGAAGCCATTCTTTATGCAGATGACGGTGCCAGCGAGGTGGTCAAAGAATTTAAGAGTGGTGCTTTAAGTTTAGGAATTGATGACATTGGCTCACTTGTAGCTCAGGATTTAACCGGCTGCAAAATTGACAGTAACAATGTGGTGGTTTCAAGAAGTGAAGATGGTGGCAGCCCTGTTGCCGTTGGGTTTCGTGCCAAGAAGGCCAATGGAAAGTATCGCTACTTTTGGCTCTACAGGGTTATCTTCTCTGTTCCCGCCACAAGCCTTGCCACCAAAGGCGACTCCATTACATTTAGCAGTCCCACCATAGAAGGAACCGTCTTTAGAAGAAATAAACTGGACGGAGAAAGCAAGCATCCTTGGAAAGCGGAAGTCACTGAAGGAGATAATGGTGTTTCTGCATCAACAATTACAAGCTGGTTCACATCCGTATATGAACCAGACTTTACAGCCGTAACCCCAACCATAACCATCACAACTGAGCCGGCAAGCTTAACTGAAGTAACCGCAGGCAGCATTTCTGGAAGCCTTTCTGTTGTGGCAAGCTCCAACACCTCAAACCCTGTAACCTATCAGTGGTATGAAAATACCATCGATAGCACCACTGGCGGTACTATTATCAACGGTGAAACTTCTGCGAGCTTTGATATTCCAACAGACCTCTTGGCAGATACCTATTACTACTACTGCGTCTTAAGCTCTAGTGGTGCAGAAAATGTGACAACCACAGTGGCTACTGTTGTTGTTTCTTAATGGGAGGGTTGATCATGGCAGATGAAAAATTAAAGGTTGATGAGGCCGCTGAAGAACGAAGTACCACCATTGATATTGGCGGCACAGAGTTTAAGATGATTCTTACCACCAAAGCTACAAAGGAAATTGCCAAGCGCTATGGTGGTCTTGAGAATTTGGGCGATAAGCTCATGAAAACTGAGAACTTTGAAATGGCGCTCGAGGAGGTGGTGTGGCTCATCACCCTTCTGGCAAACCAATCCATCCTGATCCACAATATTAGGAACAAGGATGATAAAAAAGACCTTCTCACAGAAGATGAAGTGGAGCTTCTTACCACTCCCTTTGACCTGGCTAATTACAAGAATGCCATTATGGCCAGTATGATGAAAGGTACAAAAAGGAATGTGGAGAGTGACGACTCAAAAAACGAGGTGGTCGGGTAAGTGATGAACAAGTCTTTACCCGACTTATCTACTTTGGAACAGTCCATTTAAGGCGCACAGAAGATGAAGTGTGGCTCATGCCCATTGGCTATTTGATGGACCTTTGGGAATGCCACAAGCAATTTACCGGAATAACAAAACCGAAACAAGAGCGCTACATCGATGAAATAATACCGGAATTTCTATAACAAAATCATTTAGAGTGGCACCTACATTGGTGTCATTTTTTATGCCCCAAAGGAGGTGAACGCTATGGATAATTTATCTTAGAAGTCGGATAAATTATCATATCCCATATGTG